CATGGATTTTGAAACTTATCAAAAACACAACTCCAAAGGCGTTGCTGTAGCAAATAATGTTGTATTTAACAGCGCTGGTTTATTTTATAGCTTTGTTCTACAAGATGAAAGCAATAGCGTTTCAAAAACAGATAGATCTAACAATTTTAAAACGTATGCATTGATAGATAAAAATTTTCATATATTAAACAGAGAATCTGAACCTGGTATAAGATTACCTTCAACTAACAGCGCTACACCTATAGGTGATATTATTAAAACAGATATATTACAAAAAGCTTTTGGCCCACTAGGCGATGGACTAATAGATGAAGACCAGTTTACCCCCGGTAGCCATGTAATAAACGGTAACACTGGTGAATTTCCTAATATTATTGAACGTCTTACCCCGGGGTTACATTGGAGATATTCTGATGCTTTAAAATATCTGCTACGTTTTAATTATGTTATATCAGAGGGTCAGAGACTACCTGTACAGCCGTTCTTACAGTATAATAGAGATACCAGTAAATATACATACATCCCTTTAGATGCTTATTTTAAAGACAATCAAAAATTAACCATTGAAGCAATGGGTATAGGAGATTTACAAGGCGAAGACGATGCCTTTAGCGAAAACAAAAGTAATCCTATAAGTAAAAAGACAGACTCTAAAACAGGTGAGCAGGGTGTCTTCTTTAATAGCTACCAGGGTATGCTTCATAATACTAATTTAACTTCACCTTTTACAACTTATACTAACGAATTTTTTAATGATTACATTATCAAAAGCACAGATAATTTAATGGGGTCGCAAAATTTAGAAATTATACAAATAACTGATGTAGCTAAGGAATGGGAGTCTGTATTTATTAATGAATTTAGATGTGTTGGAGGTCCTCCTACACCTTATATTCCGTTTTATCAAGGAAGTAATAGACCTGTAAAACCATTTTCTTTACCTAATTTTACATTTGAAGATAATAAGAATTTAGTTACAGCACAAATGGTTTCCAACTTAACATTTTACAATCTACAACTAACTTTGGATATACCAGGAGATACTTTTAGGAGACCGGGTCGCTTTATTGATATATTTAAAGCAGGTAAAGACGTAGCAGTTTCCGATACTAAGTTATTAGGAAAATGGTTTATTACTAGTGTACATCATAGATTTTTTAAAGATAAATATCAAAATGTAATAGTTTGTGTAAAGCCTTATGTAGGTCCTGAAAACGAAAAAAGTGCTGCATTAGACGGCGCGCCCAGACAGTTTCAAAATATTAGGGGAGCTGAAGGTCAATACGTATCCGTAGGAAATATAGGATAAATAATATTATGGCAGAAGAAATACCAGTTTTAGATGAAACATTAGTTATAGGGTCTCGCATAGGAGGTAATACTGGTAATAGATCTGCTTGTATAGATAAATTAGTTAATGAATTAGTCGACGATGTAAATGGCTTTTTTAATGTTAAGGCGCAAGTACTTAGATCTCTCTTTGTAAATAGAAAACAATTCGAAAATTTAATTGAGAGAGATTGTGATGGTAAGTTAAATGGTCAATTCATGCATAATTATTCTGAGTCTGATTTAGATTTCATGGAAAACTATCTCAAGATTTTTGAGTTAGGCTTAGATCAATTAGAAAAATTTATAGGCATGCTTCAATCTGCTGAAGGTCTCTTAAATCTCGATGAATGCTCTATTCTATATTATTTACGTCAACTTTTGAATGGTCCTTTCGCATGTGCTGCATATGATATATCTAAACTTTTATCTGGTGAGAGTATAAATTTACTAGCTTCAGTAAACGATGGAATAGGTACATTAGGTAATGCAGTAAGAGGAAATATATCTACTACAGTTTATGGTTTAGAACCATTTAATGCAGCTTTAGATCTTTATAATAAACTACCTCCTTACATGCAAGATAATATACAAAAAGGTACTAGAGCAGCTACCAATGTCTTTAATTATAATTTTGAATGTAGCTGTTATAATGATAACACTCTACCTTTTATAGATAAGTTTCCAAAATTAAGAGTTAACAATGAATACTCCCAAGGTTTTACTAACTTCGCTGCAGGCAATCTTAACCTCAAAGATATACCGTTTTTTAATAATTTAAGAGATATATCAAATAATATTTTTGATTCTATCAAATCTGCTTTAGGACCAGCAGCAAATAAATTATTTGAATTTAGAAAGTTTGTAAATACTTTTTATATAAAAGGTAGCGAGGCTTTTACTATTTTGAACGGGGTTAACAGATTACTTATATCATTAGATAGAACAGAATATACAGTTAAGAATAGAATTATTCAGCAAAAATGTGAAAGTGCTTTAACTAGTATTCTGGGATTTCCTATCGATAGTGATAAAACTTATGATTTGCAATTTCAAATAGGTAATGGTGTTTATGATTTGTATACTTTAAATGGTGTGTTTGGAGGACCTGAAGGCTCTACATCCAAGCTTCCGAAAGAAATAGATGATATTCCGGAAGAAGAGTTAGCTGCTGCTCCTGTATCAGTAGTTAAGAAAGAGCTTTGTGAAGATGAAGGTGAATGTAAAGATCTTAACTTTTAAACATCAATAACATCTTCATCTTCTTTATCAATTAATGCTTTCATAATATCATCTCTCGACAAAAGCATTTTAGTTTGATTATCTGCTATGTTAAGGCGTTCTTTACTTTCTACATCTAAACGCTTAACTGCTACTTGTGTTTCGTTTCTTTCTTTAGCAGTATGAAGACGATTAAGTGTCTCTATAGCTGAAGAAGAAGCTTTAATTAATTCTGCTAAAGCTGCTACATCTCTATTTTCAGGTGCAGATGAAATGTAATCATTTACATTATCTACTATACTAAGAGATTTTTTAATGAGCTTCCCTGAATTTTGAATAAGAAAATCTTCTAAGTCTTCTTTATTAAGAACACTTTCTTCTACAGGCGCTTTAGCTACTTTATTATTATGCTTTAGTTGCGCAATAATATCGTTTACAGCTTCATCTAGTTCTTCGGCCATTTATATATATTTAATCTACTCTTGAATATTTTGCAAAGTATCTTATTATAGATGTATGGTAGTAAGGTTTAAAAAGACTAATGATAAAGCTGTAATTCCTTCTAAGAATGATGAAGCAGATACAGGATTAGATGTTACTTCAGTTGAAGATAAAGTTATTCCCGCACGGGGCTCTGCTGTAGTGGACGTTGGGTTAAAATTTGCTTATATTGATCTTGGTTTTTGGGTAAAAGTTGAAGGCCGCTCTGGTCTTGGATTTAAGCATGGTATTATTCCGCATCCTGGTATCATTGATCAAGGTTACCGTGGAGATGCTGGAATTAAATTATATAATAATACTGATACTGATTACGAAGTTAAAGCTGGAGATAGAATTGCTCAGTTTGTAGTTTATAGAAACTATACTGTAGAAGTTTCTGAAGGAGAAATTATAGAATCTAAACGAGGTGAAAAAGGCTTTGGTTCTTCTGGTAAATAATTATGATTGATTTTGATAAAATTTGGGTTGAGAAATATCGTCCTGCTAAGCTCGATGATATTATTTTAGATAAACGTACTCTTAAAATAGTTAAAGAGTTTAAAAATGAAATACCTAATCTTCTCTTTGTTGGTAACCCTGGTACTGGTAAGACCACCCTTGCTAGAGTTATTGTTAACGATATACTCGGATGTAATTATCTTTATATTAATGCTTCTGATGAGTCTGGTATTGATACCATCAGACATAATATCACTAACTTCGCTCAAACTAAATCTTTCGACGGGGGTGTTAAAGTAGTAATCTTAGACGAAGCTGATGGGCTTACTCCTCAAGCGCAAGCTGCATTGCGTAATACTATGGAGACATTCGCTAAGTATTGTAGGTTTATTCTTACAGCTAACTATAAACATAAAATTATTCCTGCCTTGCAATCAAGGTGTCAAGCTTTAGATATTAAGCCGGTAGTAGAACTAGCTGTAAAGCGTTGTTATTATATTCTAAAAAATGAAAATGTTAAAGTATCAGATGAACAAAAGATCAAATTCATCCAACTCGTTAAGCGTCACTTCCCCGATTTACGGAAAGCGATCAATGAGCTTCAAAAGAACGTTATTGATTCAGAGCTGTGTATTGCTAGCGTTACTAGCGATAACGAGCTTCTCGAAACAGTCTATAAAAAAATAGTAAGTCAAAAGAGCTTAGAAGCTAGGAAATACTTAATTGAGAACGAAGATAGATTTCAAGGTGACTATGATACTTTGCTAGCGAACTTCTTAAACTATATCTATAATACTAATTTACAAGACGCGCAAAAGAAAGCGTTTATAGCTAATATAGCTGATCATTTGTATAAGAGTGCTTTTGTAGTAGATAAAGAGATTAACGCTTTTGCGTGTCTAGTTAATCTAGAGAAGTGTATATAGTAGCTTAAGCTACTTTACCACCCATTTTACCAGCAGCGTCTCTAAATTGACCGCTTTTGGTAACTTGCTTTAGACGAGAGGAGATAACATTTTGAATATCTTCAATAAGACCTGCATCATCATCCACTTCCATTCCTAGTTTTGCCAGATCATTGGCAATAGTTTTAGCAGAATTAGCTATATAACTTTTAAATTTAGCTTCCTGACCAGCTCTAGCTCCTCTAGATTTATCTCTAGCTGCATCTTTTTGTAAGGCTGCTCCTTTTTGAGCTAACCCTCCTTCTGAAGCATCAATACCTAAAGCCTTACCACCTACATCAGCTGCACCTGCTAATGCTTTACCAGCAGCTCCTTTAGCAGCTCCTTTTACTCTATCACCTACTCCCTTAACTGCTCCTGCAGCTTGGCTAGCTCTAGCTTTAACTCTATCAAAGAATCCTTCGTTAACTTTGTTATAAGCTTCAGCAATTAAATTTTGATCGTTTTTAGTCATCTTATTATTATTTAATAAGCGCTGGGGCCTTTTGTTAAATCTCCAAGATATTGTTGTGTGTATGAAGTAGCAGCTGGTGAAGGAGTGACTGCATCAGATGGAATATCAACATTGCTATCAGGTAGCGCTCTATCAGGGCTAGCATCTCTAGCTTCAGGGGCTTTTGTTGTTTCTGCTTCTTCTGGCTTAATATTTACGTTACTAGGTCTCTTTAACACATCAGGAATAGGAGGAAGATTAGGATAAAATTCTTCTGCTTGACCTAAATTACTAGGAATAGATACATGGTGAGAATATCTTCCTCCTCCATCATCTAGAGCTAAGTCTAATACTACATCTAATGTAGTTGTATCTGAATTAGCAGGGTATCTCGCTGAAGTGTTATCTTTAATACCTACAACTCTTACATGAAGACCTGAGTCAATCATTTGTTGTAAAAGCTCTTGTGTATTGGTTCCTAAAGCTTTAAATTCGTCTGTGCTTTTAAAATTATCATTAAACTTAAAAACATCTCCCACGAGGAATCCTCCTCGCTCATACCTTCTCATATACGATTCATGTAAACTTACAAACTTTTTATCAGCCATAATATTATTTATGCCAGCTTGCAAAGAATCATACAGTTTTAGGTATCTTTAAGAAATAAACGTAAGGTATGATAAGCTTGAAAGATTTCAATATCTTCGTCATCTGCTGGTCCTAGACTTTCTTCAAGTTGAAATGAGTGAGAAGTATTAACATCTTTTTTAATATTCCAGCGCCAATTACCATCATGATGAGGATTTGCAGTAACTTCACCTTCATTAGGATGAGGAAGCTTTAGCTTTTTATGAACCTCCACTTCAATGGTATTAAGAACGTCTTTTAACGAAACATCAACCTTAACATCAGCTTTACCAATTAACTCCATACTCACTTATTATATTATAGTTCCTTTATCCTGATATGCTACATTAAATATAATAAATGGCTCTAATAAAATTAACAGATACTAAAGTTAGTAATTTAGATGGTAATTCACTAAAACAAGGGTATCTTTATAAAGATTTATTTTTAGATTTAGATACTTCGGTTTACTATAACAAACAATTTAATAAATCTACTATTCTTAAAGACGCGCAGGGATTGTATGATGAAAATGCAGTTCTAAATAGTATTACTAATATATTTCTTACTGCTCCTGGGGAAAAGATACTAAGCCCTGAATTTGGGTTAGATTTGAGAAGGTATTTGTTTGAGCCTATAAGTGACTTTAGTGCATTTGCTATTAAAGATGACATACAAAATAGGTTACCTTTAATGGAACCTAGAGTTGAAATAGAAGGGGTCAGTGTAATTCCTGATCCGGAGAACAATGAATACGGAATTAATTTACAGATAAACATTCCTTCTTTGAATGTATATGGGATCTCAATAAGATCGGTATTAAATAACAATGGATATATTATATTTTAATTATGGCTGCTCCTGACAATAAAGATAATGAGTTTTTAGATTTTAGCTTACCGCAAAATGCTTATGTAGCTTTTGATGCAGTAAGTTTGAAAGATTATATAGTAAACAGACTTAATACTAATGAAAAGTTCACTGACCAAAATTATGATGGTAGTAACTTAGCTGCAGTAATAGATATTATAGCATATTCATATCATGTTTTGCTTTTCTATTTAAATAATACTGCTTCAGAAGTAAATTTTGATCAAGCTTCTATCTATGAGAATATGAATAAGATAGTAAAGCTTATAGGTTACAAACCAGCGGGTAAACAAACTTCTATTGTTCCAATAAACGCTGTTGGTTCAGCTGACATGGCTATAGCAAATTACACTATAAGAAAAAATTCTTACTTCTTAGCTGATGGATTTCAATATAATTTTATTGATGATTATTCTTTTAACAAAACAACTACAGGAAGCGAAGTTATAAAAACTTTAAACGATTCCGTAATTTTATATCAAGGTTCAATTAAAGAATATCCTGATTATACTGCTCAGGGTGAAGAATTCGAATTAGTGCCTATAGTAGTAAAAAATGTAATTGATAGTGATGCTGAAAAATTTATAGCAGATAATACTATTGATGTTTATGTAAAAGAAAAAGATAATAATACATATTACCTCTATAAAGAGGTAGATAGTTTATACCTTTCTGATTCAACTGATAGAGTTTATGAGAGACGTTTAAATGAAAATGGATTTTATGAAATCAAATTTGGAAGTGGTGTTTTTGGAAAAAAATTAAGTGCAGGTGATATAGTTTCAATAAATTATATACAATCTGATAATACCGAAGGAGTTATTAGTAAAAATGTAATTAATGGTAATAAACTGTTTGTTTATGATTCATTAAGACAGAGGCAAATCTTTAATGATACCTTTGCGAATAAAAATGAAACTACGTTTATAGATGGGTCAAATTCCTCCTTACTAACAATAAACAATCCTCAAAATTCAACTTCACTTTCAGATGAAGAAACAGTAGATGAAATAAGAAAAAATGCTCCCAAGGCTTTTTCCTCTCAGCTGCGTTTAGTTAATGAATCTGATTACGAAGCTTTCTTAGAAAAGAATTTAGCTAATGTACTTAATAGTGTATCAGTTGTGAATAATGATTCATACATTAATGAATACATTCAATATTTTTACGATATATGTGTTGATCCTAATAAAGTAAATAGAGTATTAATTAATCAAGTTAATTTCGCAGATGCTTGTGATTTCAATAATATTAACATCTTTTGCGCTCCTAAATTTACTGTAGCGCAAGATAAATTCTTTCCCCCATATCTATCAGAATCTTTTAAAAATCTAATTGTAGATACTTGTAAGGATAGAAAAATGGTTTCGAATACTGTTGTACCTAGAGACCCCATTTATATGGCTTATGGTTTAGGATTTACTAATTCATCTGATTTAGAATTAAATTTACTTGATGAGACTAATTTATATATAGTAAGAGAGATTAATAACAAAATAAATAAAAGTACTTTAAGTAGTAGAGCAGCTAATTTAATTAAATCGTTCTTTGATCCATCAAATAATAATTTAGGTCAAAATATTAATTTAAATGCATTAAGTAATGATATTCTTTCTTTAGAGGGTATAAAGAGAATATACACAAAAAATGAATCTACAGGAGCTAGTATTGATACAGTGTCATTTTTATCTTTTAATCCGTTATATGAAACTAGTGATATATCTTTAGTTAATCAAGACATTACCTTACCTTATTTTAAGTTTCCATACTTATATTCTCCTCTTTCATTAACTAATCGTATTAAAGTAGTAGATGAGTAATATTAAGACAGACTATGCACTTTTTGACGTCGTAGATTATAAAGGAGAAAATAAACTTTCTTCGTATAATTTAGATATTACCCCTCTTACTTTCAAAGCTAGAATACCTCTAGATGAAAGCAGGGAAATTCCACTTAACAATCAAAAAATAACATTCGATTTTGGTGACGGTACTTTTGGAAGCAATCTAAGTAGTTCTCATGTTTATGAGTATCCTGGTGAATATACAGTGCGTATGATTATACGAGACTGTAAGAATAATTCAGTATTAGCATCTTACAGTGACTCTGTTCATATTAAAGATTATATAACTAACACTTTTTCTTTAAGTATGCCCCCCGGTCATATAGCTGGTGGGAAACCAGCTTTAGTTTTATCTGCAGGTGAAATAGCAGGTCCTATTACTGTTACATCTCAAACTCCTTTTTATCAAGACTTTCAAGACATCTATTATAGTGTTTCAGGAAGTGATTTTGAGAATTATTTTAACCTTTCACCATATAAATTTAACACATTAAAGAAATATTTTTCTGTTTATGAAAGAAAATACTTACCTACACTTTCCACTTTTGAATATGTAGAAATAGAAAACCTTTCATTATCATCTAAAGATATATATGCACAACTTAACTCAAATGGAACGTTAAGTTATGGGACTAGCTCTAGTCTATCAAGTGTATATGTAGGTAGTTCCGGAACTAAAGAAATTTATATTAAAGCTGAAGATCAAGATACTCCTTTAAATATTTCATTCTTTAAGGATAGAGAAAATATATTTTCTAACAGCTTAAAAGGATATAAAAATAATAACTATACTAATAATTTTGATATTACATTATCTTCATTTGTTAGTCCTACTTCAGGTCAAACGCTAAGTGCAATAAAATTTACCTCTAATGGAATCACTGGAGAGGGTATAGAAGCAGAGCCGTTTTCAATAAGCAAGACTCAATACAAAGGTCTAAGTATACCTTTTATTATTACACCGGTAAACAACGATAATTTTACTATGAAGAGTTTGACTGCTGGTACTCCTACTTTTGTTCTACTATCAGGATCTTCTAGCCATGTATATAATGCTGATAATATAGTACAGCCATCTCATTATAGCATTTCAAGTTTATCTAACACTCTATCTTCTTTAACTACAAATTACTGGTATAGAGGTGTTCTTACATTTAACGATTCGTTATCATCAACTGCAACTAGATTAACTCTAAGTGCTAGAAATCAATATACATTTAATACAAATAGTTCTCTACTATCAACAGTAAATGGATTAGTAACATTAACTGCTTATCCTAAAGATTTTTATAATTTTTATAAACATAATGAAAATTTTGATTTTGAGCGTAATATCAAAGATATGAGATTTCAAGAAATCTTATTAGATAAAAATGTTTTCTTTAATGATTTTATAGGTACAATTTTTGGTGATGTTAGTAGTAGATATGATGTTTTAGGTAAAAAGCTTTATGAAAAGGTATTTAACTTTGTCTCAAATAACGCTGATATTGATGTTTGTGATATTAACTCTCTTATTAGCTTAGCAGCTTTAACTGACGACAATGGAATAGTTTTTGATAGAGCTTTAGCTCAAGAGCCTGAGCAAGTAAAACGATTTATTGATACTTTAAGTTTAAGTTATAATAAGTTTAGAGGTAGTAAAAATAAATTTGATGAAAATTTTGATCCTAAAGGCACAACAACTAAAGCTATTTACGGTAAAAATCTAGGTGATGAAATAAATTCTCTTACTTATGAAATTACAGCAGGTAATGATTTAGTAGCTTATGAAAAGTTTAGTAATTCGTATCTACGGTTAAATACCTTTCAACCTTTAAGTGCGTTAAGCGGAGTAAATACTGGAACTCCTACAGGTGCTAAAAATTCTAATACGTATATGTTAAGTGATTATAGTAATCAGTCTGCAAATGCATCCTTAAGTGGAGGTAGTTCTTGGGGCTGGCCATTAATTTTACCAAGCACATTTGATATAAGCACTGTAAATAATTTTTACGAATTTTATACTTTATCTGCAGTTACAGATGATACCATTTTAGCTGGACTCGTAGATTATAGTAATGGTTTAACTACAGTAAGTTTTAATGAACCTCTCAGTAATTTAGAAGGAGAAGACAATATTTTCGATATTAATATACGAAATTCCTTATTTAGTAGTCTATCCTTGTTTTAAAGATAAATATGTTTAATGGATAACATTACTACAGGGTTTCCAAATGTAAATCAGTCTATAACTAATCCTAATGTTAATAGTGACGAGGCATTAGATAAATTTGCTCCATACACATTTTTAAAATTTATTGAAATAGTAAGCGAGAGTTATAAGCCTGAAACTTTAACTGCGTTTTATAATAATTACGTAAACAAATGGAATACTAGAAACGTAGCTTTAAGCAAAAATAATACAACTTCCATTATTGATAGATATAGAGACTTTTTAAAGGATGTCACATTGAATTTTTCTTCTAATGCTGAAAGAAAATTTTTAACTCAACTCGATTTTGAAGATAGCTATGATATGCAAATAGCTATGTCATTCTTTAGTAAAAAGATAAGAGACATAATATCTTACTATAAAAAGAAAAGAAATACTTTACATTATTCTTTAACTAAAAGTAAAGTTAAAGGCAGTAGCGTAGGTGTAGAACAAGCTTCAAAAGATATAATTGTAGAGTTTTTAGAGAACAGAGAAACGGGTAATATTGACTACAATATAAATGAGATAAAAGAAAATCTTTCTGTATCTTTGGTCGAATATTATGATAATTTTGGTCAATATTTTAACAAAACACCAGATGTAAATGAATATGGAGCTAATTTTAAGCAATATGAACCTGGTATATTACCCGGTAATACTAATTTATTTACTACTTTAGAAACAGATTTAGTTAATGAAATATTTTCTTCTGTTAGCGATGAACTTAAAAATATAAAAGAAGTAGATAAAGTTTTTAGTTCTAAAAAAAGACAAACAGAAAAATTTATAGGATCAGATTTTTATTATCTTTCTACTGATAGTAATGGTAATCCGGATATTGGAATTTTATTTAAATCTGATAAACCTTATGCTAATTTTCTAAATCAAGATTTTCCTTCTACCGCTTCAGTATTTTCAGATCAAATTATAAGTGAGAGAGATTTAGGATTTTTTAGGCCTCATAATTCTGCCATAGTTACCATACAAGGGAAAAGAATTGATTTTTATGAAAAGGAAGATTATAGACCTAATCAATTTTATATATTCCCTGATCCTAACCTATATACTAATGACCAATCTATTTTAACCTTTATAGTCGATACTTCTAGATCAATAAATAACGCTAGCAAAGGTATTTCAAAAAATCAACCTAATCCGGATAAAGAAAGTACTACATTTTTAGGCTATTCTTCTGAAATAAAAGGAGAAAGAGATTTAGATACTGATTTATCTTATCTATACGATCAAGGATATATTGACGATAGTAAAAAGGATATATTTGGTAATATTTTTGGTTTAGTAAAAGATAATAATTACTATAGAAATAACTTAATTAACGAAACACCAAAGACTATAAAAAATCTAGTTATAAATGGGTATACTTTTTTTGATGATCTATATGATGAGGGTTATGATTTTGATTATGATTTAAGTGATAGCTCTACTTTTTCACAAACTATAAGATCAGGATTAACAGGATTTACTAATGGTTTTAATGCTCCAGGAGATCAAACCCCTGACTTGCCTTTATCATCGTTTTTTATCTTTAGTAGATTTTTTAACCCGTATGAAGAGCTTATTCAGCCTTCTGATTATTTAACAGTCGACTACACTAGGCCTGAATCTATTACATTTGATGCAGATGTAAAAGAAGGTGCTTATTTTAGGTTTTCGGATTCTGAAACTTTAGCAGACCCTGTTAGATCTGGTTTAAGTGCTTTTAGTGATAGTTCAGATCAATTTTATTTTTCAGAATTAGTTGAAGCGGGAATAGGTTACTACGACGGGGGGCTAACAGTAGTTAGAGCTCTAAGCGATAATACAGGACCTGGAACGGCTTATAGGGCAGGTATATCGCTTTATGATGGTCTTTCTGGAGATTTTTCTTATAATGTAAGACTTTCAGGAGGCAATGGAGTAAAAAACTATGATGGATCTAGATTTACTGATAATATAATTTTTAACTATACGCAAGCAGAAGAGGGCTTTGAATATATTGATACTGTTGATAGCAGTAACGTTACATCAGTTACTACAGTAGATTCAACTGCTGAATCAGCTTTTGATAGACAAAACCATATAGGAAAAATATATGTAAAAAATATTAACAAAGCACCAACAGAACCTGCAGTAAAAGAATTAACTGAAACTTTAGATTATTTGTCTGGTAAATATAGTACTACTATATGCAATGAACTATCAACTAAAGTAATGAATTTTGATATTCTTTATGATACTCTTTTCGTTGAAACTAGTTCATTTTTAGTTACAGAAAAAACTTCATATCAAAATAATAAATTTGTATCACCAAATACATTTACTAATTCTTTAAATATAAATACAAATTTCTTTGATAAAGTTAGTAATCGTTTGAAAGTTGGAAGTGATGTATTCTATTGTAAAATACAGAAAGATCAATTAACATTTAAAAATATAAGATTATACCCTGCTATATACAAATATAGCTTTATAGATGATAAAACTGAGCAAATATTTCCTACAACAGGTAATAGTGCAGAAACTTGTAGTTTTAATTTATCTTCTTTTGATTCTGTATATATCGAAAGCGGTAAGCCTTACTTAACTTACAATAGTGATAATGAACAATTTAATTTAGCAGTTATATTAAAGGATCTTAATAAAGGACCTCTTTTAGTAAATTACTTATTTGAGTATAAAGATAGTGTTAATTTCTTAAATAATTCTACCTTTAGTAGTAATAATAGTAGGTTCACAGATAACTTCACTAATAATGGAGCGGTAGATTTAAGTAATGCTGTGTTTACACTTTCTTCCAGTGTACCGTCACTCTCAACATCTAAATTACCGCTTTCATCAGCTGCTCTAATACTATGAACACGTACACATTATCTATCTCATCAACAAAAGAAGATATTAATTCTGAAATAACTTTAAATCAAATAGATTTGTTTGATTTTACTGAAGTGACTTTAGATATATCTAACATATATACAGAAATATTTCCTACATATTTAAGTATAAATTGGGGTGATGGATCAGAAGTATTAAATCCAGATATAAAGATATATAGAGATTATAGAACTGAATCTATTTTTCCGGAGATTCAAAAAGGTGTTACACCTGTAACATTTAGTAATAACTATAAACATAAATACTACCCTTCAACATTTGCTTTAAAAAAATCTCTTACATTCAAAATGAATATAGGTTATGTTACAGGTGAAACTTTACGTTTAAGTATACCAATAATAGTTAATTCGCAAAGTTATTATGAAAATGTAGATGATATCGATATAGTTGGTGTAGATTTATTAAATGATGTTAATAATAGCTCAAGAATTACATTTTTAACTAAAAACAACAACTACTTAGTTCAATTAGATAACAAATCTTATAAAGAGAATTAAGAATAAATATATAAAATGGGTTGTTTAGTTAAATCTAGTTTAAGTGCTTTAAGTTCGGTAGATGCAAGTATCTGCCCTGTTGACCTTACTCTCGATCAATACAGACAAACATACAATGGGGGGTTCAATTTAAATTTTATTTCTGCTTTATCAGGAATACAAGATTTTAAAAATTTAAATTTTACTAATTTTTACTTAACGAATGAATTTTTACTAGATGACGTTACATCAACTAAAGAAATTAAAGTAAAGCCAGATTCCTTTTTTACTACTTTGAATTTTACTACGTCGAGTGAGAATTATTTAATTTACGAAGCACCATCATTGAGTTCTTTTAAAGATAACAATGATATATATAATGCTGAGTTTTTTGGGAAAACTTCTTTTTCAGAACTTAAAGATGATGCTAATGATTTCGAAATAACCTTTGTAGATGATTTCATTTGTAGAGTTAGTACAGTGGTTGATGGTGTACGTTATTTTCTTGTAGTAAGTGACGACGCTAAAGATGATTTAGACCAACGTAAAGCTCTTTTCGTTGCAGAAAATAAACTAAGTTTAACTGGTAGAAACTTACAGTATAATCTTTTGAAGTATAAAAGAGATAGTTTTATAAATTTATATACTCAAAAAAATGATGGTAAGTATGCTATATTAGGAACAGGAGGTCTTTTATATGCTAAACTTATAGATGGTACAACTACAAAGCCAAATCAATTTTTTATAGCAAATAGCTCTATAAAATTAAATCAAGAAGTAAATCTATCTGTCCCTTCACCTTATAATACCAGTTTTATTACTTACGACAACGGCGGTCAAGTAGATAACGATAAAAGTGATTTTCATCTACCTTCAAATTATCTTTTATATAGTTCATCTAATAACAATGAATTAGATTTCAATTTAATAAATTTAAAAAATATTGTTAACACACAAGATCAATTTACCTCTTCCAACAATCTGCTATCAACCTCTGAGACTACTATTTTTAGTCAAAATTTAAGAAAATATACATCAATACTTTCTGATATTGATAGTGAAAAAAATGAAACTTTAGCTTTAAATTTTGTTTATAATAATTTTGATATTAAAATAAAGCCTGGTACTACTTACTTTACAACTCCATCTTCTATGCAGCCGTTTAGTAAGTTGAATATTAATGATACAAAATTTACTAAAGCGGGTTCCTTTTCTTTTAAAAGACCTGATCTATCAGATAGAGTTTATAAATTAGATGATGATTCTATAAAGGATAAAGATGTTACTTACTTATGTACATGGCTTTCTGGAGGAATAGGTCAAGAGGGTATATGGGTAGATAGATACTATTACCCTGATTATACTACTAAAGAAGCGGCTTTAGCAGCTTCTTCTGTATTCAATGTAACCTATCAAAAAGCAGTAGAAAATCTAATAAGTGGTAATACTACTTTAAGAGATTCTGTAAAGAAAAAATTATATTTTGATAAGAAAAGTGATTTGACTTTTGAGCCTCAAAAAAGGTATAAATATGTAAGAGTACAAAAGGATGACTTTTTAAGAGAATCACCTACTAATTTTTGCGACACAGCGAGAGTTAATAACAGGGTAAATAATTATTTTAACACAATTAATGATAATGGTGGTTTTAGTTTAGGATTTACATACCAAAATGACGTAGGTGATTTTGATATATATTCTGATAGCAATGACGTTAATGGAGGATTTAGTTTCAGAAAAACTGGTAATACTGTAGATTTTATATTTAGATTGTTCGATAATAGCACTACAGGAGCTTCATTAGGTAAGCGTATAAATCAAAATACTTTTTCACATACTTTTGAAATAGATGAGTTTGAAAAAAATAATATCTTCTTATCCTTTAATGCAGTTGAAGGTTTATGTAATTTATATCTTAATACTAATGTTATATTTTCTTTTAATATAAATGCATATCAAATGTATACTAAGAAAATATTATTTGGAGATATTTTTATAAAGTTACCATTACGCAATGCTCGTAAGACAGAAATTTTATTTAATGACGCTACTAAAAAATTATACATAGACAACTTATACTTAACCTTACAACCTTTACAGAAATATCAAGAGCTTGGTTATATTTTTGGTGTTAATATAGATACTATACAAGATTTAACTATCTCTTTACCATGTGGTATGAGAAACCTTACTGATAATATTAAGGTGATGAACTCTATTAACACTAATCTCAAGAGTAAGAGTAATTTAGTTGATATTAATATTAAGAATTTAAATATTAGTTCAGAGGTAGCTAGCGAAGTAAAAAACGTTATGCTTAATAACATTATTAAAACATTACCAAAAACTGCAGTTATAAACGATATTAAATTTATTGATTACAAATGATAGATTATTTTAAATATACCAATGGAGACTCGTTTACCTTAAGTGGTGATGATTATAGTGGCTTGTTTACT